CACGCAGGGAATCGGATGAATTGGGATATGAGTGCATCAAGCTAGTCGAGGACGGCACGAATGGGGGGCGATAAGTACGTGATGTGGTTTGGTCTAGCTGTGATTGTGATCGTGGTGACTTGGGTCGTCGTGACTGTCTTCTCTGTCCTGCTACCTCTGCCCACGGCACGGTGCTGGACACACAGCGAGACTAAGCGGGATTAGGACGAGCGGATAGGGCAAACCGTTTTCAAATCGTCGGCGGCAAAGTCGATCGCATCAGAGTAATCCGTTTGACGCCGTTTACGCGATTCGTCATTGGGATCGTTCGCGTACGAAATCCCTTCGCCGTGGCTTTTCGCGGGACATACGTTCGGCCGCCTGCCATGCTCGCAGCGACGAGTGTATAGACATATTGGTGACCGTGAATCGTCCCTCGGATCCGAAGTCGATCCCAAACGAATTCACCACGTGACGACGCTGCCTTGAATTCGTGATAGAGGGACTCGGGGACTTTTTTGGCGGCTCCACCGTACGAATAAAGAGGGCCGCGAATATGCGGACGATGGCCGTCCTTGTCGGCCTTTCCTGGCGCCTTGAAATAGACATACAAGATCCCGGCGTACTTGTCGTACGTGAACGCGTAAACGTTGCTTGAACTGGGCGTCTGCACCTCGGGGAGATAATCGTGGCTGTCGGCATTAGGATGTTCGCCGCCGCGTAGCCGCAAGCGGGTGTCGACGAGGTGCTCGGCCGGCCAATCGTCCTCTGGATCGCCGTATGGTGATTCTCCGCCCGTATGCCCACTGTATGGTGATTTTCCGCCCGCATGCCCAGATCGCCCAGGCGGTGGAGGAGTCGGTGGTCGCGGCCCAGGTCTCGGGGGAACTGCGCCAGCGACTGGGGGAGCTGTAATTGAACCTGGAGAGGTCACGTCGTACCCCGACCGCTCCAGGAGATCGATAGCCTCGCCGATGTCCGTTGGCGTCACGTCATCCGGGGATCCGTTCGTGAGGATATCGAGCATATCGGCGACAAGCTGGCCCATTAACCCGAATCGCCTCGCCAACCGCCGTAGGAGCCCCTTTGAGGATCCCGTCCTAGCGTACCGCATAGCCTCGCTAAGGGCCGCGCTCTCTAAGCGGCCTGGGCGTCGTCTTCGACTCGCTCGTGCTCTCCTCATTGCTACATCCCCCTTACGCGGTTCTTTCCGCCACCCATGGCCAGCCATTTCGCTCGGCGGCCACCGGTGCTCTTCGCCAAATGCTCTTTTCGGTCGTTCCTGGCCGCGACGATATCGCCGGTCGTGATTGTGGCGACATCGGAGTGAACGAGGTAGCGAAGCGCGTCTGGCGCGTGATCGTCCTTCTTCAACGGTTGCGGTTTGGCGTCGCGCGGGTTCACTGCTCGGGGGCCGGCCGCCGATCGCTCCCAGCGGTAGGTCTTAATGTACCGCGCTAGGTTGGGACAACGAACCTTATCGATGTAGAGACGCGGAAATCCGTGTTTGGTGATTTTCAGTAGTCTCCGAACGGTCTCGATTCCGTCGAAAACGGCGTTATTTGCTCCAGAGCATGGAATCCCGTATTTGGCAAATTCGCGGAACAGGTCGGGGCGATCGGGAGGGGCGTAAGTCTCGTGGTAATTCGGGTCGCTTTCGTCCCAATGGCTCTTTTCGTTCTTAATGAAGTCGCAATGATCTTCCCATGTCATCGTCTGGTCGGTGGTGTAGTATTCGTCGTAGATCCACCAGCATCCAAGCGAGTCGCGGAATCCCCAGAGCATCACGAACGCGTTCTCCTCGCCGGCACCCCAGTCGATCGCTCTTTTGTGCGTCACGTTGTCGGGGATGACTGTATCCGTCACAAGGTGAATTTGCGGATTGAACGTCTTGTAGATTTGCCCCTCGTATGACGCGAATGCACCATGTAAACGCGTCTCTGACATCTCGTCAGAAATTGCCGACGAGAAAGCCCGATACCACGTCTCGTCAACATGACCTTCATCGCGCGCGACTTCGGTGTTCAGACGAAAGAACGACCAATCTTCGCAATTCGGATCCCCTGCCATTGTCTTGTCGTACTGGTCCTCCATATAGATCGATTTCGCCGGATCGATTGGAGTGAATTCCGCCCAGATACATCCTGGCTGGCCATACTCGCGACAACCACGGAGGACTTCCTCGAATATCTCTTGGGGGAACTGTTCGGTGAACCACGCGCCGCCGATTGAGTTGGCTTGCATGTTCTGGCGGCCTTGCTCGTAGGACTTCATCCAGAGCGACCAGTTGTTACCGTTGGCGCCTGGTTTCATCGGAACGAAGAACGGCCAACCACGATTAACCTTGTACCAATCCACGCGTGCCCAATCGACCCATTCCTCGGGAATCAGCTCGCGAAGCTTCTCATGCCAGATCGTCGAACACACCTGTTCGTAAGTGTTCCCTACGCACCAGAACGGAGTGTCTTTTGTTGGAGCTGGCCGCGACCCCAGGAAGTCAACACAGCGTTGCGCAGCGGTGTAGGTCTTTCCTGATCCGTTCCCTCCGATCGCAATACTGATGAAAGTGTTACTCTCGAGGAATCCCTGCTGTTCATCGCCTTTGGGGATGTCGTTGACGCGGGGTTCATACGAAAAATAGGGATGGTTGAAGAGACGGTTGATGTGATGAGTCAACCGGCCATCATGGAGGGCTTCAATTTCGCTCACCAGCGCGGCATCCTGACAGAGGACGTCCCGGAGAGCTTTTCGCTGGGCCCACGGGTGAGCGTCGGACCCAGCGAGAGATATCGCCGATTCTGCCCACCGCTCGGTAGGATGAGCAGTCGGCATTAGTTGGCACTTGGGGCTGTTGTTGGGTTCCGAATCGCATCGTAGATCGAAACGCCAATCGGGATGTCGTTCGACGTCTCTGGAGTGTCGCGATAACGCTCCTTGTACTTCTCCGGGAAGTGCCCCTTGAGAATGAACTCGATCAGCCGATCGCTGTATTCAGTGACTTCGCCAACCACCTCGCCTTTGTAGTAGACCTTCTTCCCTGTTCCCGCGTAGGCCCGGCGAATGGCTTCCTCTTCGACGCGAAGCATCCCTATCGCCTTAGCCTCTTCCCAGTCCTTATCGAACTGACTGTCTTCCGCTCGCCATCGAGAAGCGGTGCGATAAGCCAATCCAGAAGTCGAAACCGCTTGCCAGACACAGCCACCGTTGTCCCGCAGGGCAGTCAAGAATCGCAGGATCTTCCGCTTTCTCGCAGCCGGCTTTATCTTGTTTCCGGGGTTCGGCTTATTCTTCTTCGGCGTCGGGCTTACGTTCCCGTTTTCGTCATTACTTGCGATCATCTGCATACTCCCAAGCGACCCATGGCTCGTGGCAGATCAATTCCGACCCACCTACGCGTACGAGCCAAACGCCAGTAGAAATTGAACGCAGAACGAGGCCACCCTTTTCCTCGAACCCATTCGACACATTGACGGTTTCATCCACATCCAGATGTCCGTCCAGGATGACGAATCTGGGGAAACTCTCAGCTTCCAGTTGTAGGTGGGAGTCAACTGGTTTCTCGTGCTTGACCACCAGCGCGGCCAGCTCTTTTTTGAATTCCTCCGACGAGGGTAGGTCATGACGAGGCATGTTCTTGCTCCAAGTGAGCCTTGAGTCGAGACAACATCCCTGCTTTGTCGCTAACGACACCGATCCCGATCGCCTTGGCATATGCCGACAGTTCGCGGTGAGTCATCGAATTTAATTCGTCTGGATTGATGTCAATCGGCTCATCTTTACCGGCAAAACTTTCGACGTCGGCAGATTCGCCGGGTGCCGCGTCTTCGGCCGCCATCTCGTCGTATACCTGTCGGACCTCCTGCTCGCTCTGGCAGAGCATGATCGACGCCTGCGAAACGGTGACCCCGAGGTTGTAAAGGTCGCGTGGGGACTCAGGGCAGGGCGTAGAAGCCTTGGGTGACTCCAGTTGATCGAGATATCGCCCTAGATCGTCGAACGTCGCTACGATCTCCGCGTGGGCCTCACGGCGAGCCTTCTCGTCTGAATGTTCCCAGTCTTCACCGATGACTGACCCGGGCTTTCGCAGCTCCTCGGCAACTAAGTCGGATCGCGGATCGCCAGACACCGGGTCAATCAGCCCGTACATCTTGGCGACTTGCGACGCCACCATCCCAGGTAGCGACATCAGCTCGGACATCGGCTCAATGATTTTCGGAATGTAGGCGCCTGGCGGCTTAACGGCTCTTTCGACACCCTGAACTGCGGCACCGAAATTGGCGTCAGTCTGCGCGACGTTCTTGGCTTCATGCCGAACGTATTCCCGGCCCAGTAACTCAACTGCCGCTTGGAGTTTCCGGCACGACTTAGGAATAGCGCTCTCCGAGAAGACTTCCACAAGATCTCGCACCATTTCCATGTACCGAGTATCGGGGTACAGTCGTGAGGCATCCTCCTGCCACATCTCGTGATACCTTACGAACGCGACCGACCTACCGAATAATTCCACTGTAGTGGATATCGTAGTTCCTGACATTTCGTCTCCGCTTCCCATGATTAAGGTCAATCCGCAACCACGCGGACCCGAGTAGTTCCAACGAGAGTCTGCCCGTCAGAGGCGACGACGATGGCCGTCAATGTGTAAACGGTGCCGGCTACCCCGCCAGTAGCCAAGCACTGCAGCGCCTCGCCAATTGGGACCTGCCTATTATTGATCTCTTTAATTGCGGTCGTGATCTGCTTGCTCGAGAGCGTCAGCCCCGCCGTGGATGTCCACGAAGTGAGCGTGCTGATCGTCGCCCCCTTAAGCTTCCCCCCAAAGTCGACACTGACCGACTGGCCGGCGGAAACCGCTTTTTCGCCAATATTTGGAGCAGCGTGGCTTGGCATTTTTCGTGGTGTCCCAATAAAAAAAGCCGGACATCCCCAAGGTGGAGGTTGTCCGGCTCGTTTTTCGATACCGATCTCTCAAAATAATATACGTCAGTTTCCAGGTAGCGTAAAGCAAAGCCGCTTATCTGGAACCGTGAAGTCTAACACGGAATCGGTAAGAGTGAAGTCTAACACGGGATCTGGAATCGTAAACTGAATCCCGGATATCAAGTCAGTCAAGACGACAGCCACGAGGCGAGGGTAATACCGAACAGGGAAGTATCGCAGTGCGAAATATGGTGAAGCGAACATCTACTTTACCCTGCTGCATCCAATGTAACTGCGGAACGATTGCCGTCTGAGTCCACCGTCGCGGTTATCCGTGCCTTACTGTCGTCGGCAGCTTGGATGGTGACCGTTACTCCTGCCGCACCCGACAACTTGCCAGCCAAACCAGCCAAGCAGAGTTTCATGGCCTCTTCTAAAGTGAATCCGTCAATGTCGCCCGCTGCCATGATTTCCGCAGCAGTCGGGGCAACACCAGCCGCATCGGGGACGACTGTATTGGCACTGTCGGTCCCTCTCATGTCCGTATTGGTTGTCGTTGTCCCGACTGTCGTCACCGTGGCTACTGCGTCAGTCGCCCAGCTAAAGTAATCTGCGTCCAGTCGAGTCCGTGCATTGAATTGAGCGACTGACGGAGGAACGACCGTATTCGGTGCATACAACGCTTGTGCCGTTGCTAGGGTCACTCCATCCGTGCCCGTAATTGTGTCGAGGTCTAATTGTGCCGTGGCTAGACTTGCTGCCGTTGCTGCCGAATCGGTCCCTCTCATTGCCGTCGTCGGAATTGCCGCAATCTCCGAAGCGATGATCCCGAATGAGCCAACTGTTACGTGAGCTGACTGCAATTCATCCCATACAGCATCGGCAAC